GAGTTTAAAAATCTTATTAATAAAAAAGGAAACTATAATTGCTCTAAGATCGAGAAGATCTTAGAAAAGAAATTTGGTTTCCATAAAGTTACTGTTCTTATTGATAATACTGTAAATGAATTGAATGCCTATACTTTCTGTGACTATGATGAGTCTAGAAAGATTTCTATTAAGAATGGTGAATATAAACTACAACCAAATAATGAGTACAAAGTATATATCTACTATACTCGAGGAATCTTAAGTGGTGTATTATCTCCAGCTGAGTTGGTTGCTATTACCCTACATGAAGTTGGTCATCATTTTAGCTTAAGAACTAATATTATCAATCTTAATACTAAAATGCTACAAATTCTAGTAGATGGTGTATTAGATATACAAAAAGCTTTTAAAGTTTCTAATAGTCCAGATACAACAGATGGAGATAGAATCTTAAATACTATTAAGATCTTTGCATATTTAACAGTGCCTGGGTTATTATGGATTTTTGTATTCTTTAATGTATTGATATTATTTGCAACTATGTTAGATGGTACTGTAACAGCTATTACATCTTTAGATATGCTTCTTACTCCAGAAGGACGTAATAAGTTATTTAGATTAGTTGAAGATAAATTTAAAGATGTATTTATTCGTGTTCAGTTACATGATCCAGAAGAAGAACGTTCTGATAGCTTCTCTACTATTTATGGATATGCACCAGAATTAGCATCCGCTTTAGGTAAGATTGAAGGTAATATGCTTAACCAATCTCCTGCAATTAAGATGCTTCAAAGATGGTGGACTGTTCCATTGTATATGGTAATTGGTCTATTTGATCCAAAAGCTCATGGTATTCAATCTGCTAGACGTATTGGTGGTATGGTAGCTACTTTATCTAAAGAACTTAAAGACAGCTCTAATAATAACAAAGAAATCAATCAAGTTATTAAAGACTTGAATGCTGTTGAAGATAAATATGCACAATACTTAGAAGACCGTATTGAAGAGAATGATTCTAAACGTGCATTACCTCCATTAGCTGATGTAGCTAATGCTAATGTATGGAGATACATTCTACGTAATAAACGTGACTTAGAGTTATTATCTTATGAATCCTTAAGAAAACTTATTTTACCACGATAAAAGTTATCCCCTATGGAGTCTAAGCTCCATAGGGGAATTTTTGTATAGCTTCACATGAGAGGGTTTGTTTCGTAGAATAATATTTTTACAAAGGAGAATTTAGTAAAATATCCATAAGTTGCTACTGCTATACACTACCTATGTGTTAGATATGTAGTAATTTACAAAAAAAAATAAAAGGGCAAGAGTTAAACTCTTGCCGCTTTCATCTTATTAGGATAACGATGTTTTAACATCGCAACCTTTCTATACTTACCAACCATGCGGTAAGCACAAATCAATGTTTCCAAATTGCTTGGAATCATTGTAATTGGATTATCAGACCATTGGTTGGTTAATGTATCGAAATATTTAATATACCATGTATTAAATACTTCGTCTTTATAGATCTCTACATCTTTCAAAGTGCTATCTTTGAAGTATGCTTCTTTATAAAGCTCTTCCAAATACCAGTATGCAATATCGTCTGGTAATTTTTCAAATTGGATATCTAATCCGTCCATGATACCGTATTTTAAATTATTTAAAACACGATGTTCGAACTTTGTTGTTTGTTTTGCAATACCGTTTTCAAATCTCATGATATACCTCTTTCTGCCCTGTGGGCTAACTAAATATAAACTATATATCATATCACGTTAATAATATACAGTTATATATATCCACTATTACAAAAAAAAGAAAGAGAGGCAGTTCAACTACCTCTCTTGATATTATTTAATTACTTCATATTCTCTAATAGCAAAGTCTAAGATATCTTCATATTTTCTAGCTTTAAAATTACCAAAGAATTTATTGTTATATTTATCAATTTTACATTCTATATAATTTTTACTATCTGGTGCAATAGAGAAAATCATATATCCATTCTTACTTTGTAATTTAATAATAGTACCAACTACAATCTCAGCAGGGAATATAGAGATAATATTATTAGTATCATTACCAAATTCTAAATATAAACTTATAAGCAATTCTACTAAAGGTAGTGTTGTAGTATTAAATGAGATATCTTTAACACCATTAATTCGAATGTAATAAATGAATTTGAATACCTCAAATCCATTCTTAAATCTATATTTGGATGATGTATATTCATCATTATAAAATAATAATTCAAATACATCATCTTTAACTTTTATTACCATTCTAAAGGAGTTACATTGAATGATGTATGTATCATCGATAAATGTACCTCCTATACCAGGACATATAAGATTTGCCACATCGGCTAATATTTTAACATCTGGCTTATCCAATCCATTAGCTTCAATAAATCTATCTGTTATGAATGATATTGGATCTCCTTCATAACAGTCAACGCTATCTTTTTTGAAGTTTGTTACTAGTATAGTAAATGTATCATTAGCAGATTTAACTATTTTGCACACATCAACATCGCCATCAGAAAATATGTGTACTAATACATATTCATCGTTATATTGTCTAATTAACATAGGCTTTATAAATCCGAATCCTAATAATTCTGTATATACATCATATAATCTATTTAGTGTAGACATTTTTCTTACCTCTCTTGTTAGTCTAGCAATAAGCCCAATCTAATGCTTCTTTACATGTATCTACAGTTTTATCATAATACGTTCTCTTACCATCTAATTCATGGTAGAATTCGCATAATATCTTACCATCATTATATGTAAAATACATATCACCATATGGAGTTATTAGACGTATAGATACATTACTCTTTCCATCAGTATTAGGCATAATAAATACTTTTTTATATCCAAATTGTGTATATAAATCCATGATTAGATCTAACATCATATCATTTTGTTTATCGAAATACATTTTGATATAGTATTGTAACATAAATTGGATGAAGTTAAATACATCATATCCACTAATGAATCTATACGATTTAGATTTATAACCGTCATTAGATAACGTTAATTCAAATTCATTACCATTATCAACGATATCAATATTTATAATATAGTCTCTGATATTGTATCTAATATGAGTATCAGTGAAGTCATTAGCTGGAAGGATAATATGACTTACTGCATAGTTTAATTCTGGTATAGATATACCGTCCAATTTATTATACTCTATGAATAATTTTTCAACACTTTCAAATGGATCTCCAATAATAGTCATATCGTATCCTTTTTTGAAATTAGATACACTTGTACAGAATGATTTTGTTTCTTGATCATAGTATATCTTTAATGTGTTAATATCATCTTCATTATATATGATATAAGCTAAAATGTATTCTTTATTATAACTCCTAATAAACATTGGATTTATGCTTGGTAAAAACTGACGTAATTTGAAATATACATTGTATAAATTATCTTGATCAATCATTTTACTTCTCCTTTACCATAAGTGTCCACTACAGATTTAGCCCATTCTAATGCAGCTTCTGGGGATTTAACTACACAGTTATTACCACAAATCATTGTACTAAACTCATCTTCCCAGATAGTACATTGAATTTGATCATCATAATAATCAAACTTATTAAAGTTCAACTTAAGTTGATTAGCCCATGATAGGAAGTACTCTATATTTATATTACAATCAGATTGCTCATCTTTTTCTATATAAAGCATATTGCTACCAAATTCTAATAATAGATCAGCATATAGAGTGATTAAATCTTCAGCACCTTCATAGTCTTCATCTAAGTATATACTACGTAAGTTAGCTATAAAATTATATACTTCATAACCAGACTCAAATTTATATTCTTTTGATTTGTAGGTACTCTTCTCACCATGTATTATTACACTAAACATACCATCTATAATTTTGACACTAGCACCAAAATGCTCTGTTGGTAAGAATGCTATCATTGTATCATCTATCATGTCTACATATAATTTGGTGTCTTTTAATACATTATATAGTATTTTTAAGTCTACTATATCTAGATTTGTATACTTAGCGATAATATCTTCTATACATGCTTTAGCATCATCTGTAGTCATAGTCTGCATTATACCAAATCCGAATTCTGATACAACTATATCATACAGATCTGTTAATTCATTGATAGTAACTTGTATGGTATATCTTTTATCTAAGAATGTAAATGTAACGTATAATCTATCAGGGATGTCATTTTTACGTTTTAACTCTATATTGTTTATTAAATATATACATTTACCTCTAAGATCCCATTGTAATTTCAATAGTCTATCTATTTCCATAATATTACACCTCTCCAAATAAAAGTTATCCCATAGGAGTTAATCTCCTATGGGACTTCTTTCTATTTTATAATCTTTACAATCATTGCTTTAAGTACAGTATCTTTACCACTAATACATTTTGTACCAGCAGAGATAGAGCTTCCTGTAGGAAGTTCGGATACTTTAATATCAGTCATTCCATTTTCAGTAGTCAAACGAATGCTATCGTTTTGATTTACTATATGGATACTGTTAATTCTATCAGTTTTAGATAACTTAACGACTGAACTACCAGCTTTAGCACGTTGACTTTGAGGTAATGCATTAATATTGAATCGGTTAAGATATCCATTCTTAGTTACTACAACTACATCAGTGATATCTTTACCGGCAACTAATGTCATACCATCTACATACTCAACTGTTTTACCACCAATAGAACGTACACCTCTAGCGGAACGACGTACTAATGGAATCTCTTTAGCAGAGAATCGTAAAGCTCTCTTATCAGAGAATGTAATTACATCTAATGCATCTCCACCAATGATGATTGTCTTAACAAAATCACCTTGGTCTAATTTAGTATAGAAGATACCACTAGCTGTTAATGATACGAAATCATCTAATTCCATTTTCTTAATGAATCCTAGATGGCTTAATACCATTACATACATCTTTTGTTTAGACTCAGCTAATTGTTTAATTACACTTTCTGGATAGATTCCAATAATATTAGAAGTAAACTTAGCACTTAAGTTTCTAATATCAATACCAGCATTAGACTTATCGCATAAAGGAATCTTATGTACTGGATAAGAATAACACTTACCACCTGCATCAAATAATACTATATTATCAGTATTACTAATATTGATTGCTAGTTTTGGATTATCACCTTTGATGGATCTAATATTATCAGTCAAACCAAGTTTACGTACATAGTTTGCTTCAGTGATAACAATCTTAAATTCACCTTCAGGGATATTAGATGCTTCAGCTTGAGAGATAATTTTAGCATTACGTTTCTTACCGTATTTATGCTTTAAATCTCTCAATTCAGCTTTAAGTTCTTCATTTAACTCATTCTCATTACGAATCTTATTATGGTAGATTGTTTTGAGTTTGAGTAATTCATCTACTTTAGCTTTATATCTAGCTAGGTTATGTTTAGATAGATTCTTCAATGGCATATTAATAATAGTCTTAGCCTGTAAGTCAGTAATCTTAAACTTCTTAACCATATCCATGATTAGTTCTTCATCATTACCTTTAGACTTCTTAATACGTTCAATGATAGAATCAATATCACCACTAGATACTACTTTAACTAATGCATCATACTTATGGAAATCAGTCATAGTATTTTGCAATAAGTTATAGTAAAGTCTAAGTTTAGTTACCTTACGGAAGTCAATGAATCGTAATAAATATTGACGGTAATTCATACGAACTACATGACGTTCACAGATTACCTCAAAGTTTACACGAGCACCACGTTCAATTTGTGTATTCTTAAAAATAGTATCTCTAACAAAGTTAGGATCACTACCAGCTTTAAGAACGATAACACATTCCATATTATCATCGCCATCTGAGTTATGCTCGATGGATTGAACTTGAGTTAATACATTCTTAGACATCATTTCTTCAATCTTATCAGTTACTGTATTCAAGAATACATAATCTGGTAAGCTACGAATAAACAATGCTGGTTTGTTATGGAACTCTCCGATATCAATACGACCACGGACTTTATAGTTACCATAACCTGTATCACAAATTGATTGGAAATCTGTATCAATAATATCACACTCCATTGGTGTGTCAGGTACTAATACAAATTTAGCATTCGGACTATCAATCAACTTAATGGTTACATCGATTACTTCAGAGATATTATGTTTAGGAATATCTACTTTGAAACCTGGTGTAATACCAAATGAACCATTGATCAATAGTATAGGTAGATTAGGAGCTAAATACTCTGGAGCCATACAAGTCTCACTATAGTTCTTCTCCCAGTCTACTACTTGTTTAGTTTGTTTTAAATCACCGATAACTACATCGGTTGTAAAGTTAGCAAGTTTAGCTTCAGTATAACGCATAGCTGATGGATCATCACCTTGGAAGTTACCAAAGTTACCTTGCTTTTCAATTAATGGAATATTGTTTTCAAACCAGTTAGTCATAGGTTTCATTGTCATATAGATAGATGAATCACCATGAGGATGATACTTATCCATAACTACACCGACAATGGAAGAAGACTTAACTGTTTTGACACTTTTAATATCATTATACATTGCGTAAATGATCTTACGCTGTACCGCTTTGAATCCATCACGGAAGTCTGGTACAACCCGATATAGTGCTGAATATACAGCATACGTTCTCATATCTTCCGTATACTGCTCCAGCATATTTACTTCTTTTTCCTTAGCCAAGTATATCCCTCCTTAGTTACTAAAATGTTAAGCGTTTTATGAAAATATACATTCCCACTTATAGCCTAACTAAGGAAAGTAGAAGGGTATATAGATGAACTATATACCCTTTTTAATAAACTAATTTCTAGCTTCTTCGATAATAACACGGTTAATTTTATTAATTTTACTATCGGAATCAAAAGAAGTGAATACAAACGCTACACGGTCTTTGATTGTATCAATAACTTCTACAAAGCGTTCATAAATTTCTACAACGAGAACTTCCTTTTCAGTATCATATTTAATGATATTGCCAACGATGACATTACCTTTAACAGTTGGATCATTGTTGATTACACTGCGGAATGCAAATACATTCAACGTAAGTTGTTCGATAATAGGATTTGATAATACACCAGTAAGTTCTTCTTTAACTGCTTCTGGTAAACGAGCATTGAACTTTAATGGTAATTCAATACGAACGTTGTTGAATTGTGGTTTTTTGTTTTGTTTTTGGTTTCTCATTGTCTTTCACCTTTTAAAATTAAATACTTGTTGAGCCGATTCCACCACGACGCTCTTCTTTTTCATCTTCATGATCATCATCTGTAATTAGATACTTCATGAAGATACCTTGAGCGAAGTGTTTACCGGCTTCTATAGTTAATACATCATTAGAGTTATTCTTAACTCCGATGATAATATTACCATCATTCTTTTCGTTATCTACATAGTCTGCATCGATAACTCCAATAGTGGATTTAATTACCATATCATAATTATATCCAAAAGAACTTCTTGGAGCAATTATCAATACTTCATCAGGCTCCATATAAGCCTTAATATATGTCGGAATAATAGCAGATTCACCTGGATTGATTACATATGTTTTTGGAGCATAGAAATCATACCCAGCTGATAATTCTGTACTACGTTTAGGTTTTTTAATAGTGAGATTTTCTAAGTCATCTATAAATTTAGAATCAACTTGTTTGAATAGTCTCATTATCTAGTTCTCCTCTCTATAAGATATGATTCTTTGATACAAATACAGTCTTATACATCTTACCATATCCGAAGTATTGTTTGGAGAACTCTAAACAGTCTATTTCAGATTTAGCTGCGTATAATGTATATCTATATACTCTACCATCAAAGAACCAAATTAAAATCGGACCAGGGTATCTTTCGATAACATCTGGTAAGAATAGTTTTGGATTTGAATTTAGAACAGTTAATCTTACACCATCTAAAGTACGCTTATAAGTACGTCGTTCAATACAACTCATATTTTGCTGTACTATGAAATGGTATATATTAGAACCTATTTCTAATAAATTATCAATCATATCTGGTTTCTTATATATAGTAGTCCATACTTCATCAATTGGAGATGAGAATACTGAGCTAATATATAAAGATAGATTGACAGCTGCACGAGATGGTTTTCTTCTAGTTTGGAATTCAGATACCAAATCTACTACTGTATTAGAATGACCTCCAAGTAAACAATAATGAGTTATCCAAGAGGTTCCCATATTTTCATGATAGTAGATCTTAATCTTATCTGCATATTCACTTTCTTTAAGATCTTTAGTATTAGAATGACCATCTATCCAAATTATCTTTTTACTATTTTCAATCAAAGTTTCAAGTCTAGATATAGACTTCTTACTATTCTTGAAGAAGCCTACACCTAGAATGATAACTGTATGATCTTTACTAGTTAGTTTAGTAATATCGGATTGGGAGTATTTATAATTTACGAGAATATCATCGCTTGTATCATCACAAAATTCCTCTTTATGATTGAACACCATATTTGCTGCAAGCATACAATCTTGATTATCTTGATAGTAAATTATCATAATTCTACCCTCTATTAGAATACGTATTGTGAGATATCAACGTCTTTCAATAATTGAATCTTATCGTTATCAATCTCTTTAATCTTTTCGATTTCGTTCTTAACGTCATCGATTGTGTATTTGATCAATACACGGTTACCTTTTTCAGATGGATCTAGAGTTGAATTGAATAACTGATCACCATTCATTTCACCTAACCCTTTATAACGGGTTACATAAGTTGGATTCAAGCTTTCAAACTCTTTCATCAATCCATATAGAGATAATCTATTACCATCTACAATGAACTCAGTTGGAGATTTCATGATACATTGTGTTACAAATTGACATGCATTCCATAGAGTATCACTAAAGTAGATAGTTTGATATTTAGAATCTACTAGACCTTCGATACCATCTTTAGTTGCTTTTAAGAATGGATATCTAGATTCGATAGCTTTCTTAAACTTGGCAGAACCCGGTGCAATACCTTGAGATATTAATACTAAGATATACTCTAAGAGATATACATCAATAGCAAATGAGTTAGCTACTGTATCAATATCTCTAATATAGTTTGTATTCTTATTAAGCATCTCAACTACATCAGATTCAGTTAACTTAACCTTGTTAGGTAAAGCTAGTTTATGAATCTTAAAGAATTCTTTTTGTAGATACTTATTATATGCTGTACGGTCAGTGAAGTATTTCATCTTACCGTTAATCTTAGCACCATATAAAGGTGGTACTGTAGCATATAATCTACCAGATGTAATCAATGGTTGCATATACATCAAGAAGAATTGCAATAGCAGACATCTAATATGTGCACCATCTGGATCGGCATCTGTTGCGATAATAATCTTTTCCCATTTACATTTCTCAATGTCAAATGAACGTCCAAAGCCAGCACCAATAATAGCTGTAATAGCTGCTACTTCTTGATTGGCTACAACTTTTTCACGAGTGGCTCTCATTGCATTAATGATTTTACCACGAATTGGGAATAAACCTTGGCGAGTATTATCACGGTTATTCTTAGCTGGTCCTGTAGCGGAGTCGCCTTCCATGATGAATAACTCTAAATTTTTCTTACCAGTCGGTTTAACAAACTTCTTAGGTAACCCGCTAATGGAAGATACTTCCTTAACTTTTACTTTAGCACGTTCACCTTCCGACTTGGCTCTGATTTCTGCAATATCTTTGAAATACTTACAAATCTTTTGTAGGTCATTATTATTACGCTTAGCCCATTCTTCTAGACTAGCTTCAGTAAGATCTCTAACAAAAGGTACTAAGTCAGCATTAGAGATAATCTCTTTAGACTGACCAGTAAACTCTG